GCACTGCCGCGCACGCTCTATTGAAAACCCGCCTGAAAGAACGTCGTCGACGTACATGTGCTTTCGGATCGTCTCAGCTCCGTGAGGAAAGCGCTTTCCGTCGTCGTCTGCTAGTTGAAGCAGCGTCCTGATCGCCAAAAACGGTGCGCACGTCAAACCGTAGGTGACAGCTGGTAAGTGGCAGGCTCTTGATTCGGATCTTCGCACCATTCCACTATTATTCTGGCCACAGTTTCCTACCTTTTATATATCTATGTGAGGGTGATCTTATCTGGCAAACGACCATGGAAGACCCCTCCGACGCGGATTGGGAAGATGATCCATCCATTGCATCCTTCGCTGACAATATTGACCCCTACGGAAATCCAATGCAAAGGAAAAACCAACTCAGACCTGATATCAGGTTAAATCTAGGTATAACCCTTGATGAGTGTGAAGACATCCTAGAGATGGACACGACAGGCTGTACACAACACGAAAGATGGTCGGAGATCATTCAGGAGCACGGTGTCACACAAATGATACCTAACATATGCCCCGACTACTACTACTGCATAGAGAAAATGGTAAGAGCTGTTGATCTGAAAGAACAGCCGTCTCTAGCTGATTTTATTACAACAGCTCTTCCATCTTTTGAGAGTTCATTGAACCATATGATGAAGGGACATGGATCAGTCCCAGTGGCTCCTCGTGGTTACTGGTCAATCTTACAGGATAAGTTCTCGGTACGACTACAAGTAGATGCATTGAAAGACAAAATCCTTCGTGAGTATAAGGGATCCCCCTTCTTGCTCTCTGAATCGCCAATGCTACTGTATGATTCTTCAATATGTCTATTCAGGTGTAAAGACCACGGGAAAGGATTAATGCCGACGACTTGTTTACTTGCTTCTCTAGACTCCCTCCAGAGACGCTTTTCAGGTGCATTGTACTCAAGAGTTTACGACCTCTTCAAGACTCTGGACTCTGGAAGACCTGTTCTGCCTTCTCTTTACGCCAAATTCGTGGAGTTCGAGAGAGAACTAGTGATGGCTAGAAGCCTCTATGGAAACAACTTCTTTAGGATCATGGGCTCGTGGCACTCAATCACCATTGCAACGATACTTAAAAAAGATGATTCAGTTGCGTGCCCTGAACTTCTTTTAGCAGTTAGAGAATCGTTGCGAGAGTGTGTCCCTGAGTTCTTACACACTAATCTCTATAGGCTCATGACAACTGTGCCCACAACAAAAGAGCAAACTCACCAGCTCATAGAGATAACAGGGATGGCAAAAATGATGGGCCACCCAATTGTCAACGTTAAAGAAGGGTTGACAGTTGTAAGAGAATATGCCTGTTTTCACAAAGACACCCAATTCCAGACAGCAGATGTCTTGGAAGGCGAAATTAATGCACTGTTCTGTGCGGGTTGGTTTCGTGAGCATGGGACATGGCCTCCACTCCAGCTAAGAGCTGATTGTAACCAGTTGCTGAGATCTGCTATTACTGAAAACAGATGGCCAAGACCTTATGAAATGAGAGGGATAGACAGGCGAGACTTTTCAGCAATCTCTGTAGATGCCTGTGTCGAGTTTGATTACCATGAAGACTTATTGGACATTGTTGGGGATAGAGCATGTTGTCCCGATTTGTCCCATTGGACGCAGTGCTTTGATAAGTGCGGATTCAAGCATTTACACGGTCAAAGACCACCTAGGATTGAAAGGCAATCTAGAAGAGTGATCCAACACTACATTACGGCAGAGGAGGACTTGGCTCAAAAAATCATCAACGAAGTCAACCACGGGTTTTGGGACAAAGAATTAGAGGTTTGTCTCTTGAGCCCTAAGGAAGGAGAACTTAAAATCGAATCTCGATTATTTTGCATCTTAGAATTCCGAATTAAGGTTTTGATAGGGCTATCGGGTCACAATGTATCCAAATCAGTCCTGAAATACCTTAAATCACAGACTATGACTAACTCAGAATTAGAGTACCTCAAGAAATCATATGGCTATGCCTCTGAGGCCTCTTCGTCTAGTTTGAAAGTGTTGTTCTTCATTCTAGACTTTAAGAAGTTCAATTGTCAGTGGAGACTGCACATCTTGATATCTTTGTGTGCCTTCTTAGATAGAATCTACGGATTCAATCATGTATTCATGCACCTTCACATACTCTTCTCTCAGATGTTTGTGATCATGAATTCGAGAACAAGACCACCTAAAATCGGACCAGATGGAAATCCTGAGATAGGACCCTACTGTCACAAATTGAACGAGGGTGGTTTCGAAGGGCTGGCACAAAAGGTATGGACCTTGGCAATTCAGCTACTTCTTTTGAGTTTTATGCGTTCGAACAGCGTACGTGGGTCTCTTATCGGGCAAGGAGATAACCAAATATTGATAGCCCGACTCTCAGCTGATCAGAGGTCAAATGTCCAGCTCTTTGCAACAAATCTTCTATCTAAGCTTGAAACAGAATTCGGGGACAAGGGACACAATATCCCGATTAAGAAAGCTGAGTGTTGGTACTCGGGGCATTTGATTGAGCTCAACAAAGAACTCTTCTTAGATGGAGTCCATCTGTCAAATGGACTTAAATTTGCAAGTAAGATCACATCTGACTCCAATGATGCTATTGGATCATTCGAGAGCAAAATATCGGGAATCGCCACGACATGTGAGGCAGTGGGGAGAAGAATAGATCAACCTGAGATTGCATACTTTCTCCATAACGTGGAGGTCACCATAGCTTGCTGGCGCTACAGGTTCTTGGGGGATCGGGTCGTGATTATCAAGCTGTTCCTATATGGAACACTGCTATTGGAGGTCTGCCTATCTCGTTCTTAGTCAACTTCATCCTGCGTGGTTACCCCGATAGGCTTGCAGCCCAATTGTCTCTTCTAAACTACCTCAAAGACAACAACCCAGCACTGCTAGCAGAGGTTCTAAGAATCAGCCCGTTTCAGATGTCGACATCTATTTCCCCTGAACTACTAGTTTTGGACTCTTACTCACTTAATCTCCAGGACAGCTTAAGTCAGAGATCATTGTTGAGAGAACACGTGAGGAAAGTGGTGAGACAACTCGCCACAAACAAGACAGTTTCAAAGTACATAACAATAGACGCGAGAGATCAAGCAAAACTGTTAGCCTCAACACTCCTGACGATGCGACCCTACAATGCTTCTTTTGCTAGCGAAATCTACAGGTGTTCAGATGCAGGACTTGCGCTATCCTTTGTTGCTACACTTGACAACATGAGGACACTAGTTCAGCTAACCCAAGCAGCGGGGGAAGAAGACATACTAGAGGGAGTTAGAACCAAGGAAAAACACTACCTAGACATGATTGGCAGATGGAGAGATAGACCAGGGAAAGAAAGTGGATTATCCAGATATATTCTAGATATGTCGTGTCCGACTGAGACAGCGCGTCAAGTACGGAAGGATAGCTGGGGGTTCGAAATACACGCCGCTACCTTCGCGCATCCAGTGGATCAGATCAGGTTTCTCGATATTGACTGAGCCCAAGACACAGAGTTTGACAAGTCAATTTAAGTTACGGTTTCTGAGCAGGTTGTTGCAGGAGGTCCATCGGTGGGGCGGTCCCGAGGACCCTTCTTCCCCTACTTTGGTTCTCATACCAAAGAGAAAACTGTGAAGCCTACGTTTGCCCCCATGCCAAGTGTCACCGTTTTACGGGCTGCAATGAGGATGCGAACGCTTTTGAGCTGGGCGTATAAAGCTGGAGATGATAAGCTAGTGGCATTTGTTAAAGATCTCCTGGATGCTAAGGGGGTCGACGTCAGCTCTGTATCTCCTGTCGTGACTGGCGGTAATATTTTCCACCGGTTGTCAAGTGTGATGGCTACAAGAGGTTGTCTCACATCTCTAGAGGCAAATCAGGTCACCCACATCAGGTTTTCAACGTCAGGGATGGAGTATTATGAAAGAGACCAAAAAGATTGGACGATCTTTTTCCAGGAGGTCTTTCTGTTCATTTCCTGGTATTTGGTGAACTTCTCCAGGAAGAACCCTCTCTCTGTCCCGAGGACTTTGCTCGCTGCTCTTGAATGCAAGTACTGCACCCGACTTGTACATGAAGAGAGGCTCAGCATCAACTATGTGCCGAACACAAACACACCAGTTGAGGGTGTTGAGATACAACTGGAAGACCCTGGACTTGTCAGCAAAGTAAACAACCAGTTTATAGCGATGGTACTTGCTCGCGAGGCTAGATCGTATGAAATACATGACGTTGGGGACCAACACGACTTGGATTCAAGACCGCTAGTGGCAAGTTCTAGTAGCATCAACCTGTCTATCTTTCGCTCCATTGACCTTCGAGCCTTGGCAGTGGGGTTGGTGTTGAGGCTCCCTTATGTGATCCACTGGCAAAGATTGGCTTTGAGAGGCTTGGAACCTCCTGTCGTTCCTCATGTCTTCCTAACATTTGCTGATTGTTTGCTCCGTACAGGGAGAGTTGAAGAATCCTGTATCATTTATGGTTTTCCTGTAAGTCACGAAGCGACAAAGAATCCTCTAGTCTTGAGCCAGCAAGTCTTCCTCGGTGTAATAAAGTTCTGCAGCACAACCCACTCCACCTTACTCTCTAAACACTCTGACTTTTTCGATCACGAAGAAGTTTTCCCAGAACGAATAGAACTATTCAACAGAGTTTTCGGAAAGAACCTGAGAATAGGCGTGAGTTTGGGGAGTCCAGAGGACAGGGCAGAGGTAACACAGACCAACCTTATACGGAGGGCACCTCTATCCTATTGTGTTGGGTTTGGCAGCCGAGTACTTGGAAACCCAAGGTATGCTTCTAACTCAGAAAGAGGACATTCAACACAATCAGGTGTGCCAATTGAGTGGCCCCTATACCATCTCTCCAAGGGTCTGGGCAAAGGATCAAGTGCAGCAAGCAAATATTGCAATATATTAGCGTCATCAAACTTCCCGATCATTGACCCGACTGTGGTTGTTGCACTTGCTGATGGATGCGCTGGCACCTTAGCTTTACTTATGCACATTTTTCCAACCGCAAAGGGTGTATACAACTCTCTTTTGGATGACCTACCTCTATCTGTATCAGAGCCGTGTGAGTATAAACCCTCTGGGTTAGTCGGATGCAACCTATCACTGAGAATACCGAATTTGAGGAGGATGGTAACTGGATCTAGTGACATTACTCAACTCGTTACCCAAACTAAGATTGTAAACCTAGTGAAAGATTTAGGCGAAGTTAAAGAAATCTTGCTTACAATGGATGCTGAGTCACGAGAGACTCAAGATTGGGAATTACTCCTCTCCAGCACTATTTCCATTATAGAGAAGTTGCGATTGCCTACTGTTTCCATAATAAAACTGATCCTACCCGAGCAATTAGTAGGTGAAGAAGGCGAGATCGCAATCACTCGTGTCTTAAGGTCTACAAACTGGTGTGTAGCCAAGCCAAGGACTTCTTGGTGTTGCAGCAAGGAAATATTTGTAGTGTTCAGTACTAATAATGGACCTACTCTTTCTGGACCTCAAAACATTAAATACGTCAAGGATCAGTGTGAAGCTTACACAAAAGTCACGTCTATTAGGTCCCTTCTTTCTCTGGGACTATCGCCCGGGTAGCGTGCACACGTACTTACGGAACGCCCTGCGGTGGCTGGAGAAGCGAATTCATAGGGATGCACAGGGGGCAACTTTCCCCCGCACCTACCCCTTGCGAAGAAGTAAAAGTAGTGAAAATGAAAATAGATGAAAAGAGGAAAAAGTGCGGAAGAAGTGATCAAACCGAAAGGCACATTCAAATACCGTGCCGTATCTTTTTTAAAAGTAGAAATTGGAAAAAACCGGCAATCAACCGTAAATAGTCCCTCCTTCAACCGCCACTAGACCCGAGGAACGCAGGATGAGGGGAAAATGGTTGCGACCAGGGGATCCGCAGCAAAGAGCAGAATCATAACAGTTTTCACTGTTCATGCATTCCTAGTTTTCTCCTCAAAATCCTGGCAGTGGACCATATATTAATGTATGCTACTTTATAAAGTCTAGCGGCAAGCATTATTATTTTGTAGATTTACTTCACAACATTTTACAGAAAAGAGCACAAATATCACCTAACCACTTTTCTGGGGATCGCACGGACTCGTCACAGATTTTCCGTCACACACCCAACTCGTCACCGAATAGTAATCCGTCACACCCAGAATTTGTTCCTCAATAGTAACTCGTCACAGCCTAAACTCGACATTTAATACTAATTAGTCCTAATCACACTTGCCTTTGTTACATCTTACCACTTGTTAGAACTCAGCCGCGCGACGGCGGCGGGAAGCAACAGCAGACACTCCGTTGCACCGTTCCCTCGGCAAGTGGTGCTCGCAGCTCTCATTTTCGTTTCGGCCAAATAACATAACAAATATTTAAGTATAGAAATGGACAACTATTTTAGATTTACAAAAACAGAAAGAAGGCATCGCAAACTAATATAACAAGGATGCATGTACAGTGCACCAAGCACCGGAACAATCAAACAGGTACTGTGAGGAGATGCGAAAATCATTCCTAATGCAGTGCAACGGTCACTCTGTCAATTGACGAATCAGAAATTTTAAAAGAGACTAGCCATGCAAATCTTGCTCCTGACTGGGGCCGGGTCCAAGTCAAAGAATGCGTGATAAATAAGAAAGAAGTCGTTAGTACTTCTCGGGAGCCCACGTCCTCAACAGTTCTGATAGGACTGAAGTCTGTATCAAGCGAAGCCAATTTAAGATTACCGAAAAAAGCACGATTAAATGAAGAATTCAAGGGGTTAGACGCCAACATCATTCACCCGAGCTGAAAAATTCAAGCGATCTTCAAGACGATTGCCCCTTGATACACAAAAACCCAAGAGGGATCTAGATGGCTTCTACCTTTCGAACCTACTGCCTCTGAGAGAATGGCCATACTTGCTTTCGATCAACATCTGCAAGCAGCCCCTTACTGGAAAATGGACGGTACCTTTAAACCTGCCCCGAATGTCTTTACGCAGCTGTATATACAATACTGTATACATACGTCCTAGTTCATCAACAGTGGTTTCCTGTGATTACGGCGTTGATAGAAAAGAAAACTAAAACTGCATATTCCACCCTACTTCTCATCTCATACTTAGGAGCGAAGTGAGCAGCAATCTATATGGAAGACTAGAGCCAGAACTCGTTTCGACTGATTACGGGGCTGCAGCCATCAACGACGTCCGAACAAAGATTTCACAGGTTGTCATCTCCGGCTGTCTGTTCTACCTTGGCAACAACTATCGGAGGAAAGTGTAGTCTAAGGGTATAATGAGGGAAGACTATCAACGAGAGGACCACTATGGGGTACGAAGAAGTCTCGAACGCTCATCGCCCTTGCCTTTGTTCCGGTCGAGGACATAGTAGAGGCTTTTGAAATTAAGCGAGGATGTGTTTGATGAGTTGATTCCAGTATGCGATTATGTCGAAGACAATTATGTGAAAGGCAAAAGGCGAGGAGGAGGACACATAGCACCGATGTTTCCACGAGAAACGTGAAACTGCAACCATAGAGCCTTAGGGGTAATGGAGGAATACCACGAGCAACGAACGCGTGCGAGGCACGGCAAAGGCTATTGAACTCAATAACTGATCTCAAAAATGTATGGCAAAAAAATTAAAAGTCGTTCGCAAATTGTGATACGTTAAACTCACTCTGCATGACTAGTTGCCCTGTGACCAGTTCACTCCTAAAGACGAGTCCGACCGTGACGATTGAACGGTGACGAGTAATGGGTATGACCAGAAGGAGTGTGACGAGTTCGCGTTAACCCCGTTACCAATGTACGTTGGCTACCCTTTACTTTTGAATTACAAATATATATATA